TCTATAGCAGACGCAGTGCCTGCCTTGACTTTGAGGATATCTTGTGCCTCCAAAATGTATTTCTGTCCAGCGAGTGTTTCCAATGTAGTATTCGCTGGGATACTTACATTTTCTAAAAGTTGAAATGTAGCATTAGATGCAGAACTATCTGTAAACTGAACCTGTACTGCTACAGCGTTGGTTGTCTTGTTTGCAACTGCAAGTCCAAGAACAACAGTCTGTGTACCAGAAGGACAGGTATATAATGTTGCATATGAACCATTAGATACGTTTGCCAATGCTGCGTTTTTAAAAGTGTTCGCCATTTTATTTTCCTATATTATCCTAAAGCAATTGCCAGAGCTGTTGCATCATCCTCTGGATCAAAGTCTAATTTTGCTTTACTAATTGCTCCATTCGCAACAGTATTTAGTGTGTTAACACCATTTAATTGTATTACCTGAATATTATTTGTTCCACTTGGTGGAGCAGAAGTAAATGTAATCGTTGTACCAGAAACAGAGTATGCATACGAAGAACCGTATCTTTGATATATGTTATCAATAAAGACAGCATAATTTGCAGCGCTGTTTGCCGCTGGTGTTCTTGTTAAAGTAAATGCTGTAGTAGAACCATCACCATTAAATTCATCAATATGTGTATTTGAGTTTACTGGAGTTGCTGTTAAAAGTTCGTTACCAAGATATACAATAGAGCATCTACCAGCGTTATCTGGAGCCTCTGAGAAATTAATTACTGGTTGTCCAGAAACTAATGCAGTTGAGTATGAATGTTCTGGTTCTTGAACAACACCATCTAGTACCACCAACAAAGATGTTGGTACAGCCATGTGATCAAGATTGAACTGTGTGGTTGTACCATTACCTGTCAATACTTGTCTATCGAATACTCCGTATGTAGGACTTGCTCCAATATATGCCATTATTGTCTACCTTTGTTTTCCACTACTATTTATCATAACTTTACTCAACCCATTTTTGAGTTTCTTCATTCCAAACATATAACTTTCCATCAGATGGATATTCAACAGGGGCCTCCCACAGATATGTGGTTTTGTTTAGTGTCCATGAAGAGTATGGTTGTGGCCAATAAAATGCATCTGCTGTTGCATCATATTTCATTCCTTGTCCACCATAATTTTTTCTTTCTCTTGCTTCATCACCTGTGATGATTGATTGATCTTTACTAGGTTCGCCTGTTTCTGAATCATAGTGAACTCCACCCCACATATTATATGATGTCTTAATCCATTCGCCTGGAGTATCATCTACAAAGGTATCAAAAAAATCTGCCTCTGCAACAATACATTCCACTACTTCACCATTTACTACTTTTGCCCAATGTGCCATGATATCTCCTTAACCTGTATATGTTCCAGATGATGTATATGTTAATATTGTGTGACTTCCATCTGTCGTTACTGTTGGAGAACCTGATGTTGTTCCAGTATAATCTGCTGTCAACATTTTCAAAACAACAATACCACTTCCACCGGCAGAAGATGATCTTTCCCCATATGGAGAGGTGCTTTGTCTGGTGCCTCCACCGCCTCCACCGCCTCTATTAGCAGTTGCAGCAGAAGAGTGGTTGCCATTATTCGCACCTGTGGCGCCACCACCAGAACCGCCAGGGCCACGACTACCAGCATATGAACCGCCACCGCCACCGCCAGCATATGTTACAGATGAACCAGTGATTGATGATGCCTGTCCAGCACCACCTGCTCCACCAGTTGAACCATTGCCTGGGCTTCCACCAACGGCGCCTTTACCACCACCGCCTCCACCAGCGAAGTAGTTAGAAGTGTTTGTTCCACCAGAACCACCAGCGTTACCTTGTCCGGCTGTTCCAGAACCACCAGCGCTTCCATTATATGCGCCTCCGCCTCCAGAACCACCATTGCCACCAGTTCCAGAATTACCTGCTCCGTACCCACCACCAGTAGATGTTATAGAACCAAATACAGAATTACTACCTATGACGCCTGGCACTGCACCACTGCCATGTGGCCCTCTTGTTCCACCGCCACCTACAGTAACAGTCATTGCACTACCGACAGTTGCTCGAAGTGTACCAGTTCTCATTCCACCAGCACCACCACCAGCACCAGAGCCACCACCAGTGCCTCCGCCACCACCACCGCCGCCGCCGGCGACTACGAGGTATTCAATACTATATGGAACACCACCTGTTCCATCACCAATATTTTCCCAGACATTTGCATTGTTTGTTGCATCTGTTAAAACAAATGATTCACCAGAAGTAGAGTTTATCCACAAATGTCCTACTGGTGTTTTATTTGAATTTGCGGCAGGATCACCTGTATTAACTGTGGCATCATCTAATCCGGCAAGAGTAGTAGACAACGAGGTCTTTGCATCTGTTACTGCATTGTTAGCAATCTTTGCAGTTGTCACTGCACTAGCAGCAAGTTTTGCAGTTGTTATAGAACCATCTGCAACATCTGTAACTGCAATGGTTGTATCTGTATTAAGAAGTTCTGCTATATTTTTTGAATTACTGGGCATTAGATTTGATACCTCACCATTAGTTCTGAATTATTTACTGGTGCAAAAGTTGTTGTTAGAACATTACCGCTAATAGAATAGTCAGATGTTGGTTTCAAAGCAATACCATTGTAAAATACAAATGCACTATTAGTTGGAACACCACCATTACTTAAAGTAAATGTAGTATCTGAACCATCACCAGTAAAACTGTCGTAAACGTAATCTGGGCCACGGCGCATTACACCACGAATACCCATATGTTTTACTTCAATCTCTGTTCCATTTGCTGGATTTGATGTGAATGTGACAACATTACCAGATACACCATAGTTTGTTGTTGCCTTCTGCAAAATACCATCTGCAAAAACCATTACAGAGTTTGCAGCTGCTGGTGTTTCACTTAAAGTAAATGCGGCAGTTGAACCATTGGCAGTAAATGCATCTGTAGTAAATGTTTTTAAATTTGCTGCTAATTGATCTGAACCAACTGAACCTGTAGGTGGTTTCATTGATGTAGAACCGATACCTCTATGAATTACATAGATAGATGCTGATGAAGAAACTGCAGCTGTGAATTGAAGAATTCTTGGTTGGGAAGATGCGTTCTCGTGAATTAAATAAGCAACGTCTGGTTCTTGAACCACGTTATCTAGAACTACATGAAGATTTTCGGTATTTCCACCGTCAACATCAGTATCAAGTTCTTTTGCATTTGAGTATGTAGTACCACCAACAGAAACATTTCCTAATGCAGAACCAAGAAAATCCTCTTTCTGAAATGCAGCCGATACTCTGTTTGGAGCTGATACACCAATATATCCGTCAGACATCACTTACCCCTTATGTTACATCTTGTAGAATTGACGCAACCACATCTACTGTTGCGGCAGAAGCGTATACTTGAATTTTATCATTACCGTTCAAAACAATCTTCTGGCCTGATACGGCTTTCAACGCAGAACCAACTGGAACTGGAGCATTCTTTACGAGATGATAACTTGCAGAAGCAGAACTATCTCTAATAAGAACGGTAACAGTTACAGCAGATGTTCCTGTATTCGCAATATCAAGTTCGATAAGAATTGAATTAACAGCAGATGAACCATCATTAGCAGTATACACATCTGTAGGTGAACCACTATTAGTGGATACACTTGTTGCAAATGCGTTCTTAAAATTATTAGCCATTCTAATTCTTCCCTTTTATAGTATTATTTATATTACTTATCCAAGTGCGACTGCCAATGCAATACCAAAACCTTCAGTGGCTATTCTACCACCAATTGTAGGAAATGTCAATGTGCCAGTCATTGTTCCACCTGAATCTGTAATTGCACCATTAATACCAATACCAGTATTCAATGATGAAAGTTTTGTTGCTCCGTTGAATTGAACATCAACACCTGATGTTGCATCAACTTGAGTTCTGTTGTTACTATCAATTTGTAGATTGCCAGTACCATTGTGAACTACCAGTGAATTATTACTATCATGGAATATTTGTAAATCATCACCTGTGCCGAATTTAATTCTTTCACTGGCCGCACCTGTAGAATCATCAAAGTCAATTACCGTAGGAAAGAGAACTGAACTGAGTCCTGATTCTAATTCTTTAATTGCTTCGATAACATCTGTTACTGCGTTTCCATTCACAGAAGTAGGTAGATTACTAATATCACCGACATCAGTAGCAAGTTCATTGAACTCAACTCTCCACTCTTCAAATGTAAAGGTAGCTGGTGCGTTACGATCTGCCATTATTTTCTATCCATTAGTTGCATCAATAGAGATTTGATTTCGTGCATTTCACACTTTAAAGTATTTATCTCTCTAACTGCATCTCTCAATTGATCCTTTTGTTTCTTTTTATTTTCCATCATCCTCATATAACTAGTATAAGTTGATGTATCAGTATTAATAATTGCATGAGATTTTTCTTCTCTTACATATTCACTGTGTCCTTCTACTTTAATATGCGTCATAGTGCCAGTGCCAATACTCTAAGGTTTTTAATCTTTGGAACTTCTACAGTCGAAGTAGATTTAAACTCAAACTTTACGGCCGCAGTAGAAAATGCATTTAGTCCAGAAATTGTATGTTCTCTTTCTCTAAACAGTTCTCTATTTTCATCTGGATTATCAGTTACATCAGTATTAGATAATACATATGGAATATCATCAAAGTTTCTAGGATCACCCTCTTCAGCAATCTTATAATATATCTGCAAGATTGACGGTTCTGGACGATTTGCCTCATACAAAATCTTCAGTGCAGTTGCTGGATTTGCAAGAGTAAATCTCTTAGTTAAATAGTTTGCTTCGTTTGAAGTTCCCTCTGGTGCGATACCATCAAGATAGTTTTCGTGTTGGGTAATTATAACAGATTGTCCAGCACTTTCAGTTGTAGTTGATGGAG